GGACCGTTAACCCGGTTGCTTAGTTACGGAAACCAAGCTCTAGGTTAGCGATTGTCGCACGTGCGTAGTAGTCTGGTGAATCAGCTAGTGAGTCAGCACTGTCGGTGAATGACGTTAGACCGTAACGCGTACGAAGTTGTAAACGCTTATCAAACGTTTCTGGGTTAGTTACAACACCAGAGCTTGATAGTGGGATATAAGGGCTATAGATAAGACCAGTGTCGATATCGCTAGAACCTTTGTAACCAAGTAACACAGTGTCACCACTTGCATATGGGTCAACGTACACTTTAACACGACCGCCCATCGTACCAACGAACAATGAAGTTGAGATTGATAAGTCGCCACCGTTTGCAGGAACAAACTTCGAGTTAGCAGCATTTTTAAGTGCTGTGAACACACGTGGTGAAATTACCATCCAAGTCGCGCCGCCTTTCTTAGTAGCAACCGCGATACGGTCAGAAAGGTCATCAACTGCAATCGATAACGCAGCTAGTTTTTCACCAGCGTAACGGCCATCAACATTTGCAAAGTCGAATGCGTCAACGATACCAGCAAGGTCGTTAAGCTCATCGATAAGCTCACGGTCAAGCTCACGTAGGATTTCATCACCAACAGCTTGAGTGATTTCGCTTTCAAGGTCAAGACCGTCAAGCGCGTTCAAATCATCTTCAGCTTCTAGTGAGTACGCAGCCGATAGCTTACGAGACATAGGCTCTACAGACTTAGTAACAACTTCTAGGTCCATAGGCTTACCACGACGGCCTTCCATATGAACAGTCTGTTGGAACGGGTTAAGAGAATCTACTGCGTCGTAGTCCTGACCCATACCGATTTTAGAGTATTTTTCAAATACTTCCTGACCTGACGCTTCAGTACCAGCAGTAGGACCGCCGTTTGCTGTAGTTTCAGAATAACGAGTACGGATAGTACGTACGATACCGCGTGGAGTCGACATTGGTTGAACGCCAACTAAGTCCATAGCAAGAAGCTGTGGCATTGTACGACGAATCATCGGTAAGAACATCGTGTCGTAACGAGAGATGTTAGACGTTACAGTCGAACCCGCTGATGTTGATTCAGTCAGTGATTCGTTTACTTCTTGTTGGTCTAGTAAAAGACGGTTGAAGTCATCACTCGTGCCTACATAGTCAGCGTGACATGTGTCAATTACAGATTCAACGATTTTCTGTTTACGCTTGTCCGCGTCTAGACCTTCAACAAGTTGTGCGCGGTAATCGTTCCAGTTTTTAATGCTCATATATAAATTCTCCAGAATTTCTAAATTACTAATATCATTATTTACTTAGTGCTAATCAAAACCCGCACAACAGGTTATCGGTTAATACGGCTTAGTGAATGAGTCAAACGCTTATCCGCTTCAGTTAAAGTCACTGACGAGCCTTGGCTTTTGCCTTCAGGTTCAACGTTTTCAAGAACGGCAGTACCTTCAGGTTCTTGCTTTTCGCCTTTGTCACTTTCATCCAGTTGTTCTTTGCCAGCTTCAGGCTCAACAGACTCGTTAAGACCAGCAAGACTGTACTTAAGAACCGCGAATTTCGTTTCAACCTTTTCAGGTGAAGTACACTCAGAAAGAATAGATGCACCAATGTCATAAGCTTTCGTGCCTTTACCAAACACAGACAGACATTCGTCGATCTTTGTTTTACATTTCAGTTCGTCAAGTTCTTTCTTAGACTCACGAAGTTTCGCAAGTTCAGAATCGGTCTCACCACCAAACATAACAGAGGCAGCATCAGCATAAGACTCGGCCAATTTAGAAACGACTGAGAATTTCTTGAACTCTTCAACAGATTCCGAGATTTTGGCGATTTCTTCTGATACAGCAAGCTCGATAGATTCTGCAATCTCAGCTTGTTTAGTCTGGTCGTAGTCGTCTTTAAACTGTTGAAGCTTAAGTTCGTAAGCCACTTCTTGTGTCTGCGCTTCTGCGATGATCACCGCATAGTCACCAAGAATATCTTTACCAGACTCGGCAATTGTGTCGCTAACAAGCTCTAGTGTCTCTTTACGAGTAGCTTCTACAGCTTCGGCAACTTTGGTTTCGTGTTCGGCTTCATGTGCTTCGACTTCTGCGATTAAAACCGCTTTTGTCTCTTCGCTGAACATTGCCGATTCGTTAATAAGTTTCTTTAATGAATCCATGACTCATCCCAATTTTCAATGATGTATAAAATTATTTACTACCGTTAAAATAAAACGATTATTTTAAACCAATAGCCTTCGCGAATTTTCTAACTTCCATCTGGAAGTACTTCTGAGCAATAGGGTCGTTTCTGATTGCTTCCATCGCACACTCATCAAGAATCTTTCCACCACTGTAACCTTCTAGCTGTTCGCGTAGAGTTTGTGGATAAGCATTCTGAGCCGATGGGGTTGCAACAACATCAACAGTGACCATATTAAAGCCTTCAACGATTTTCGTATTAGGATTAACACGACCAGAACCACGAGTAGAAACACCGAGCTGTACACCATCTTTCATTAGACCGATAACAATCTGTCCGTTAGGATGGTTCTCTAGGATTTCCGCTCTACCAATGGCTTGTGTCCCGACCATTTTCATCTCAAGAATCTTATGAGACACGTTAGCAAGTTTAACTTCCAAACCAGTTGGATGATCTAACTCACCTAGGACGTGGCGAC